TACCAAAGTCTTTAGCAACTAATGGGAATACAGATTTTGTTTTCTTTTTACCAAAGTACGTTGCCATTGCAAGTTCACGGCCTGCGAGCAAACCAACGAATACCCATGTTGTACTCATAGGAATATCATTTAGTTCTTTAAAGAAATACAGGCATAGCCAATAGAATAAGTCAATCAATGTCGCCGATCGTACGTATCGAGTGTTATGCTTTTCCAAAACAATCTTTTGGATCTTACCACCTTTTTCTCTAAACATAAAGAACAAGCCGCCAATAAACACAATACTGATAAACACCATTAGATCTACTGGAATGGCACGTGGTAGGAATACCGCAATGTTAGCAATATCGTGAGATAACCAAGTAAACCATAATCCACCTGTTGCTACCCATTGGGCAATACGCCAAAACTTTTTATTACCTTCAGATACTGGTTGAGTTTCGTCGTACCATTTACCAAAATACTTATGGATAGCAAACCACACAGCATAAGCAAATGCCGCGGCTACACCATAACCCATAATTGATTTCATAAGCATTTTTTCCAACACAAAGGTTGAAGCAAATACTGATAAGACCAAAAACGATGTTGAAACCGGAACACCCATTCGTGTTAATAAAACAAGAATAGCAGGTGCCGCGGCGTGATACCATTGTACTTCTTGGAATGGGATCTTATTCAAACGGCCGTAAGATATATCGCCACCATTCATATACCACCCATACCAGAGTGTATATAACAAAACAGCGGATGCCGCGGCCCATAATACCTTATAATTAAATCTTTCATTGTTTGATGCCATCCAAGTACCGAGCGTTTGTACTGAATCGTTTGCTATAACTGCATATGCAGCAAGCAGGAATCCAATAAGACTCCACATTGTAAGTAGTTCCATTTATTTTCCTCCGTTAAAAAATAGGCGAAACTTTACATTCCGCCTATCCGATTATTATTTAAATTAAAAATTGTCAACCATTTCTTGGGTGGCTGCCAACTCAGGATCACTTACTAGTCCATATTCAGCAAGAGGGCTATCGGGACCAGCCATATCATCAGAAACAAAGAACTGGATATATTCCTTAAGACCAGGAATAAAATCAATATGCTCCATTTTTACATAAAACTGCAAAGGGCGAGAGATTGGATACTCACCAGATGCAATTGTTTCAGTTGAAGGCGCAACACCATTTACATTTGCAGCATAGATTGAATCTGTATTATTCAACAAGAATGATAGACCAAACACGCCAATACCTTCTGGGTTATTTTTCAAACGATTTAAGGTTTCAGTATAGTCACCATCAATATCAATGCTTACACCATCAGTACGAACTTTCATACATTCTTTTTCGGCTTTCTTTTTATCTCCACCATTCTGTTTAAAGAACAAGTCATATGAACCGGCTGATTTACAACCTGATACCATAACCTTCTTATCAAACACTTCACGTGTACCATGCTTGGTACCTGGAATAAATGTTTTGATTGGACGATCCGGAAAGTTTGGATCTACTTCTTTCCAGTTTTCTGCATTTGATTTATTTGAAATTGCCAAATAGATATGCATAGGTGTAATGTTTTCAAACCCTTTAGTTTCTAAGCGGCTTGCAAATACGATACCATCATATCCAATACGAACTTCAACTGGCTCACTTACACCATTTGAAGCACACCGTGCAATATCTGAATCTTTAATGTGTGATGATGAGTTTGCTATATCAATAGTGTTTGCGCCAACACCCTCACATAGTCTTTTACGTCCAGCACCTGAGCCACCTGATTCGATTACTGGTGTTGGAAAGTCAAAGTTTTCTCCAAAAGCCTCTGCAACAATTGCTGCATAGGGTAATACTGTTGAAGATCCAGCTACGTGAACTTGGTCACGTGCAGTTGCCATAGTGGCAGTTGCTATTATAGCAACCATTAAGCTTAATAGTTTCATTTAGTTCTCCTTTTGCTTGACGGCTTTACCCCGTCGCTCGCATTAAAAAAGACAAAGTCTTTACCACTTTGCCTTAAATTATTTATTAAAGAAACTTTAAAGTTTTGTGACAGTAGTGTAAAACTTACAGCGCTTTATCTAAATTACCATGATTACCTTCGTGGCTAGGTGCTGTCCATCCAGAAGGTTTCAATAGATCTGGAAGCCCAAACGGATTAGGACGCCCCGGCTTAATTCCAGGCTCTTTTGCCATGTTAGCACTATAAACACGATCCCAAGCGTCATTAGCATCAACACCAAATACGTCGAGAGTGCCAATAGCAAAAACGCAAAGGTCAATGAGACCATCAACGATCTCTTCAGAATCTCCATTATTATATGCAGTAAGTGTTTCACTAAGTTCCTCCTGACACATTAGCAAACGGAACATAAGATACTTACGCATCAATTCCTTATTATCTTTGTTTTCTTCAAACCAATCACGCACACCAAATTTGTTATGCATCATATAGATATCGTTTACCCAATCAGTCATTATTTAGTACCTCATTTTTTAAAATTGCAATCTTATCTTTGATTTGTAGCCGTTTCTTTTTAGCAATAGTTATATATTTGTCTGGTGCATTTTCGGCTTCGAGTGCTTCCACAACAGTATTCTGATACCGCCATGCTGCCTCAAGTGTATTAAGCTTTGTGTTGTTCATGGTGTTACCTTTATCCAAAGAAATCTTCAAGTGTGTTAATTTTTTCAGCATTCCAACCAATCGCATCAAGGATTGATCCAATCGGACTGAGGAACACCTTTTCAAATTGTTTATCATAGTCAATGTAGTTTGTCAACTCAAATTCTTTAGGTAATGCTCCTGGAAACGAAATAATGTTTTCACGGATAGGATTTGGCATTTTCAAGTAAACAAACTTGATCTTGTCACCACCAGCAATTGAGTCATACCGTTTATTTAGTCCTAGCTGTTTGAGATGATTGTTGTATAGAATACAACCACGAACGTGCATTGGACAACCTTTCTTATAAGAACCTTTTACTTTGTACTTATCAATGTTATCGGTACCGCTGTTACGTCCGATGTCTTCAGGATTAAGTGTTCGGAATTCTTCACGGAAATCCTGGATGAACTGCTGCATTGCTTCTTCACCTTCATTCATAATAACTTTGAATGATTTTTTGAGTTTCTCACGGCATACCTCAGGTGTTGATGAGCGTACTGATTCTAAACCTGTAACTGAAATCTTTGGCTCTTCATAGTGAACACCTTCGGAATTCAGTGTATTCATAATGTACCGTTTCTTAGCAATAAACACCGACTTATCAGTAATCTTTTCTCGTTTCATACCCATTGCTTGGCGATAGGCGCCCATCTTCTTTGCGAGTTCTTCATAACCAGCATCAATCACTGGTTCAATTTTCATTTGGCAAACTTTGTCGAGGAACTCCTCACCTTTCTTGCGGTCAACATCAACAGTACCAAATGCTGATTCTACAATCGGTGCCATATCAACATAGATTGAGTCGGTATCAATATATACGATATAGTCAGTATCAGTTTTAAGGATCTTGTTGAGATAATTGTTTACTGACTTTTGAGCATACCGAATAGACAATTGACCTGAGGTTGTAATTGCTTCAGCCATATCGTTAATATAATATAGGAAGTAAACATTTGCCATAGCACCATATAGTGAGTTCATACTAATTTTGATAGCCATCTGTGAGTTATGTAATTGGTTTGCTTTACGTTTCAATTGTTCTTTGATAGCAGGATCGGTTGTATTCTCGAGTTCTTGTTCAACACCGAGCATTTCTTTTTTGATGATCTTACGATTACCATAATACTCATTAATGATTTCAGGAATAATGCCGATATGCTCATTAGTAAAACAAGCACCATTGGCAGCAACGGACATATTCTCACGGCTTGATTGATATTTACCACTCAATACCATATCCTGTGATACGTTTTCACGCTCATCCTCAAGGTAGGTTTCAGGTGACATATTATATTGTAGCATCAAGTGCGGATACAGTGAGTTCAAATCAAATGATACAATCCATGGGTGCATACCAACTCTAGGATCTTTTACATAACCGCCAACCAATTCTCCAGCACGTTGACCTGGACCACCTTTGATTGGTGGGATACGTTTTTCTTTAATCAGTTTACGATACAAGGTTGTTTCCCAAATACCAACTGTACCAAATGCATCACCATAGTTAACACCGCCGCCATATGCAACGGTCATAACCAATTCAAGTAATGATGTTTCATCTTCAAACCGTTGGATCAGCCAAGTATCTTTAAGGTTATAGTCGAGATATAGTTGAGGATTTTGCTCATACAAATTAGTTAGGTTACCGTATTCAGAGTAATCCATTTTCTTTTCACCAAGCACAACGTATGCAATATGGTCAAGTTTCCATGATTCTTGTGGGCCGTACTTGTAACCAAATTTCTTGAAGGCATCCATATAGTCGATAATGGTAATTCCGCTGATACGATATGATCCTTGATCTTTACCAAAGAACTCGCGGGAATACGGTCGGACCGAACGCCATGGTGACAATTCTTTAACCTTTTCTTCACCTAATAGGTTTTTCATACGAGTAATAATATATTGAATGTCAAAGAATTCAACATTCCAACCTGTAACAATATCAGGATAGTCATTTACCCATATACTAATAAACCGTTTGAGTAATGCTTCTTCGGTATCAAACTGCATCCACAGAATATCATCAGTATCAATATTAGTTAAGGTCTTGTGCTTATCATATTCTTTTCGGCCGAGCAAGTGATATGTGTTTGACTTTGAAGATTTATATGCGATGGAAGTGATTTCCTTGTCCGCAGTATCCATGTTAGGATACCCATCAGCAATATCCACCTCAATATCAAAACTGACAATGTTAATGAGCGTTGGATCAAATTTAATTTCATTAGGATACTTTTCTTGAATAAATTGTGAAACATAATTTGTATTACCACATATCTCAAGTCCGTGAACACCTTTATACTTTTCGGTGAACTCCTTGGCATCTTTCATACTATCTTGCAACATTGGCTTGATTGGTGCCTTTGTAAACAGTGACTGGTATTCTGATTCTTTTTGTTGTGTGGTGATATACAGAGTTGGTTGATACTTTACTTTGCGTTCAAACCGTTTACCGTTTTCATAACCGCGCCATAGGATGGTATTACCGAAACGCTCAACTGAGGTGTAAAAATTAGACATGGATATCCTTTCAATGTTATGTCCATACTATAACAGATTTCCGTTTCTGTCAACTACTTTTTTGTCAAATATATCATCCAACAGGAACCCCAACCGATTGGCCATTTGCCTTTGATCCACGAATCATTCCACATCTTTGTTTTATGTTCAGGTTTAAGGAAATTCAATTGAAATCCTGCCTGTTGTAATTTTGGTAGTAGCTTTTCTCTCATTTTGATAAACATATCAGGTGCAGACGGTGATGCATCAAGGTGCACTTCCATTGCAATGTGTTTTACGTTATTTGATAGAAAATCCCAATTCTCCTCATTAAACATATTGAACTCGCCACCTTCGCAATCAACTTTAAGATAATCTAGGTATTGTATTTCAAGGCGTTTAATCAATTCTTTAAATGATAACATAGGAACACTACCTTTATCAAAGTCGCCAAACCCGTTTTCAATATTTCCACCGACAAACGCATTCGTAACAGACAGAGGGCTTGTCTTTTTATTTACGATATGCGGCATAGCATTATGAAAAATGGTTTCAATAAGAATAGGGTTTGGCTCTACAGCATATACCTTTGCTGCTCCTTGATCCAGTGCTTTGCAGGTAAACATACCATTACAAGCACCGATATCCATAACAATATCACCAGGCTGTACCTTGTACCACCAGTCATATGTGTTCTTAACAAAGAATTCATCATATAAGGTTAGTGATGTTTTTAAATCATTAATGCCATTAACTGACATGCCGTTATGGAGTGTTTTTATATTCATGCTGTGATCTCACTAAAATTCTTTATTTTCTGAAAACGGATATGGGAATCAAACTTGTCTCCAAACTGATGACCCCGATGACTAATAACAAAAATATTATCATCTGAATTAAGATTGTGTAATGTATCAATCAGATTTTCAATACCTACCGAGTCGAGTGCACCGTCAAGTGTTTCATCAAGTAACAATAGATTGGTTGAAACTGAATTGCGTAGTTTGGCAACTGAACGCCATGCTAACATAATTGATAAGGTAATACGTAGCTTTTCTCCTTCAGAAAACGAAGCATACGAGAATTGGTCACGGAACCTTGATTTGATAACCTCATTAAAATTTTCATCAAGTTGAAAGTCAACAAACAAGTCAAAGGCACCAAGGTACTTATTAATCAGTTTATTCATTACTGGAATATATTGACGGATGATCCGCGTTTTAATACCGCCATCACGTAGCATTGTTTGAACAATATTGAGTACTTCTTTATGGTTAAACAGATCGGTTTGCTCAACCTCATAATTGGTAAGTGCGTCGGCATATTGCTGCAGCTTTGAAGTATCAACTTCTTCGAGTTCAGCCTCTGCTTGTGTCAATTCATTTTTATATGATACCAATGCAGATTTTGACATTTTAATAGTAGCACGGTGTTCACCAATAGTCAAGTTTAGGTCGGTTATTACATCCTCAACCTTAGAGATCTCTTCAATCCTATCAGTATATTCTTTTGCCTTTTCTGCAAGTTGCACCAACGCTGTTTCAATTTCAGTTTGCTTTTTACTTTTTTCAGTGATAATGTTTTCTTTAAACGTATGCTCAATACCTTGCTTACAGGTTGGGCAATTATCATGGTCATGGTAAAATGCTAATTCTTTTGCATGTCCACGTAGTGATGATTCGAGATCTCGCCTAATGCTTTTTGCTTTTTCCAATTTAGACTTTTGGGAAGCTTTATCGGATATTGTGGATGTGAGGGTTGTAATATTATCCTGGAGAATTCCAATGCTTTCTGTTTCTCCTTCAATTTTTGCAATGTGCTCGGACATTTTAAGCCGAACTTTGTCCACTTCAGCTTCTCGAATTTTACGAATTGATGCATTGTGTTCCTTTGCTTGGCTCAATTTTGATTCGGTTAAATCCATTTGATAACTGTTTTCAGTGATCTGTTCTTTGTTTGAATTAACTTTATCTTTAAGTAATAAATTCATTGTACTGAATACCTGAATGTCTAATAGGTCTTCAATAATATCACGGCGTGTATGAGCAGGTAATTCCATAAAAGGAACATATGTTGCTGAACCCAATACAACAATTTGATTAAACGATTTATAATTTAAGTTTAAAATGTTTTGTTCAAGATATGCCTGATAGTCACGTGAGGCAGCATCCTGATTAATCATTTCACCGTTTTTCCATATCTCAAAGATATTTGGCTTAATACCACGACGGATCATAAAGTTATTCTGACCGATCTGAAATGCTATCTCAACAACAGTTTCACGGCCGTTAATACTATTAATCAATTGTGCTTTATTAACTTTACGGAATGCTTTGCCATACAAACCAAATACGATAGCATCAAGTAATGTTGATTTACCGCTACCGTTTGTACCACTAATAAGTGTGGTTCTGCTGAGATTTAATGGAATAACCGTCCATGAATTACCCGAAGATAACAAGTTTTTATAACGAACTTCTTTAAATACAATCTTCATGCTATCTGCTGTGCCTCAATATATAACTCATCAATTACTTTAAGAATATTTCCTTTATCAACACTTGTATCAATTGATTCAATATATTGATGTAAAATATCCTTTGTGTCTTTTGTTTCATCTAGGATCTCATCAACTCCTGCATCTTCAAGGTTTAACGAGTCCTCAATTGCTTTTACATCGGCAGCACCCGAGTCGGTAAGCTTATTCATAAACAGATCATAGATATACGGATTTGATCTTGTCTTTACGATTACTTTAATGTATGTATCTTTAATTGCCGAAACATCAAGGTTAGCAATATCTTCAATTGTCATATCGGTATCATCATAGTCAATTTTATTATATACCGCATATGGATTAAGAACCCATTCAAGCTCACGTGTTTCAGTATCAAGAACACGGAAACCACGTCGACCTTCATAATCCGACCAAGTCATTTCATATGGTGCACCAAGATATTTGATATTTCCATATTCTGATGGATGATGAAAGTGTCCTGAGTATACTTGTTCAAAATGTGTAAAGATTTCACGCGTCAACCCGTGGTCATTGATAGCTCCTTTGAGCATTTCAAATCCTTGGATTGAAAAGTGACCCATACAAATATTTGCTTTTGATTCTGCCATTGTAGTCATAGTGTCTTCTGAATTATCTTTTGTAATCCATGGAACCATTATAACATCGGTTGAGCCAAATGTCAACTCAACAGGTTTACTTTCGTAAATATGGAACTTGCTATATTCTTGAAGTAACAACCGCATTGAATTGATTTCGTTTGTATTTGTATAGTATACCGAATGATTACCAACGATTGCGTGGTATTCAATCTCACGTTTTGCTAGCTGGTCAAAAAACATCTTTTTAGCACGGTCAAGCGTAACGTAATTAACAAACTTGCGTCGGTCAAACGTATCACCTAAATCGAGTACTGTTTTAATGTTGTGCTCATCAATATACGGAAAGAATACTTCATTAAAGAACCTTTCCTGATGATCCAGAAATACTTTAGAGTCACCACGTACACCAATGTGCATATCAGTAATAATTGCTATTTTCATTTCTTTTTCGCTTTATCCTTAGCCAACTTATCTTCAAAATCCTGAACGAACGAGTTCATATAATCAGCATTTGTTGTTAAGTTAAGAGTTACATCTTCACCTGTATAGGTACCACCTGATGCAAGCATTTGTTGAGATGATTTAAAACGAATATACATTTGCTTCTTTTCTTTTTGAATACGGCGTAGAAATGCGAACCAAATAATTTGTGTGAAGTAAGCAAACGGGTTTTGAGATTTCTCAGGATTAAAGTTATTAATATATTGTAGACAATTCTCAATACCGTCACTAATCATATCTTCCTTATACGAATAGCCACTAAAATTTGGTTTAGTTGCCAATCGTGTTGCGATCTGATAAATGCATTTGCCGATATAGTCAGGAACACGTGGAATTTCATCACCACTGTCCTCTGCTTCTTTAATCCGTCCTTTGTATGCAATCAATGCTTCATATAAGTCTTTATTGTTGACGTAATTTTTCTTACGAGGTTTCGTAGGTTTTCCCATTACGGTATCCTCCTTTACTGAGATTAGTTTTAATATATCGCAACTCTGTGGTATTGTCAATGGATTTTTTTTCTAACATAACTGAAATTAACTATTGACAAATATTCCAGACTGTGTATAATAGCATTTATGCTCTATAAACAATATTATATGTTAACAGTATAAATTTTATAATTAAATTGTTCGGATCCATATATTTCAATGCGTTTGCGGAAATGTTTCAGAGTATAGTTTTCAAATGATCCTGAAGATAAATCATCGGTAATATCATATAGTGTTGCCTTGTCCGCATCATTACCCTTACGGAGTGCGCGTCCAATTGATTGTAATACTTTAATTTCAGATTTAGAACCAGATGCAAATATCACATTATCGAGTTTCTTAAGGTTGACGCCAGTCGAAAATACACCATAGGATGCAAGGATATCGTGCTGTTTAACTGGATCATTTTCTACGAGATTTCTAATCCGCTCACGCTCATCACCTTTAGTTCCACCATATACAAAATGCAAGCAACGGTCGTCTCTCCGAAGGAGTGGCTCTAACACTTTACCATGTTTTTCAACGAGATCAAATAATACAAGATTATTCTGATCTTTAAGTGACCAAAGTAAGTTCCGAATGAATATATTTCTTTTATTGTTATTAATAATGAACTCACGTTCTGCGGGATACTTACGGCTTGTATCTTGAACAGATCTCAATGCTTTTCTGAAATCCTTTTTGGTCTCAGGTGTATAGTTCAATACAATTGCCTTAACATTAAAGTCAGCGACAGTACCTGCGTCCATCAAATCTTTTGTTGATACAAATTTCTTTACCTGCCCGAAACATCCTTCAAGAACAAGTCGGTGTGTTTTTGATTCTGATGCTTTCAATGTACCGGTAAATCCATGGCGATATTTACAGTCGGTCAACTTTTCCATAATCTTAGTGAGTGATTTTGCCTGGAACAAGTGAGCTTCATCACCAAGGACAACACGAAATTGGTCAAACCATGCCTTAGGTAATTTAATAAGTGACTGCCATGTTGATATAACAATAGGTGCATTAGTGTTCTTATCCACACCACCTTTAATTGTATAGATGTCTTTAGGATCACAGCCATAATCTGCAAAGTCACCTTGCATCTGATATACCAATGAAATTGTCGGAACAATAATCAAAGTACGGTGACCATATGCTTGATGATAATGTTGTTGTAGTAAATAGATTATTAACGATTTACCCGAGGAGGTTGGTGATACTGAAAGTGATCTGTTATTACGAATAGCATTTACAATGTACTCGTTTTGATAATCACGTGGTTCAAATTTACAGCTGATCTCACGAGCAATTTCGTATCCATAATCATCAGGAACAGGTTCTTGGTCATATAACTCACCATCAATATTGAGTTGATACTCTCGATCTTCACAGAATTTTTGGAGGTAAGATAATAGACCTACATATAACGTAGGACGCATTGGTTGATACAAACGAATATATCCATCCCACACACGGTTCTTATATGAAGGCACAAATTGATAGCCGTCAGGTCGAAACGAGAAATAATTCATAATCTCTTGCCGTGTTGACGGATCAGCAGTTACTTTCATATGAACCGCATTAATTGGTTCTACATTAACAATTTCAGTCATATCATCCTATACTTCAATATTTACAAATTCACCTTCAGTATGAGCAATAGGAACAGCATTACCGTATGGGTCATAGCGGGCTATTGCCTGTTGTTTGAGTGTATTTATCTCTTCAACCCGTTCTTCAATTTCTTTGATTTGATTGAGTTCAAGTTCAGTGCGTGTAGCTGCTTCAACCACACGAAGCCGTTCTTTTTCCAATGGAGGTTTAATGTTTTCAGAATTTGGGTAAATAGCAGGATGCCCATATACATTAGTAATTTCTGTCATTAATAATCTCCTGCTTGGAATTTCATAATATCAATAATATTTTTTACAATAAAATTTCTACTATGAATGGTTTTAATAATATCTTCAAGAAAGTTAGCACGTGCAGAATGATAATCAATTTTTAAACTTAAATTAATAATATCCTTATCCGCTTGTAGATATTTATTCATATCCTGTCTAATAATTTTCTTTTGGTATGGTTTCCAACCTCGCTCGGCTAAATCTTCCATTGCCATAGAACCATCAAACCATTCAGTCTTTGCCATTTCCAATTCTTTATAATCAGCCTTAAGCTTTTTAACTTTAAGTGCTTCTTTGTAATATAAATTGTAATACTTGTTATGTAGCTCAGGAATTCTTTTTGATTCACCGGCTAAATTTGTTTCGTCAATTTTGCAGTCAACCGACCATAACGCACTTATATCATCAGTACTCATTCTTTACCTCACTATTTCAATCATATATGATTCTAACACAGAATTAGAATTTTGTCAACTAACTTGTGTGAGTTTAAATCCGTTATGTCTCATTGTAACTGTTGCCTCGGGATATACAATATCTTGTTGTGTTATATCAAGGCTTAACGGTGATAAAATTGTTGGGAAACAATCGGTAAACGTAAACAGCATATTTGGGTTTTTATTACTGTTCTCGACAATAATAGTAACATCGGATACGATGCCTTCATCTGCTTTTTCCAAACGAGCAAACTGATCAGTCGTTTCTGATTTGCCTAATGATTCCATCCAATATAGGATTTCCTGATAATTTGCCATATTTTCATCAACCACAAAACTTAGATCAAGTTCAGCATATTCGAGTCGATCCGCGGTCTCATACAAATTCCTAATAGGTGATGGCCGTGCCACGGGTGACATTGTAACACCTGGGATAATTGTTCGTCGAGTAAAAAACTCAACATTTGGAAGGCGTGAAACTGCAACCTTAAAGGAGGTTGGATCAAGATAATTTGTTTGCATGGTATTTTCCTATTGACATTTATATAGAATCAGTTAGTATGAGTATTTATAATAAATAGCCAACATCAACAACCAAAAGTGGAAAGTGCATGGAGCCCGTATATTTGTGGGACGACCCGTGTGATGATTGCAGCCATTGGATTGGCAACTTATAATATAGGAGACAATAATGAGCGGCAAAGCATTGAATTTATTTATGGATACGAGTGATTTGTGTATGGTAAGCGTAGCTACAATGCATAGAGAATTTTTTGTCCGAAAAGATTATGAATGGTGGTATAAGGTACAACCCGGTGATATATGTGTGGATGTAGGAGCATGCGTTGGTATGTTTACTGCCCATGCTCTCGACCGAGGTGCTAAAAAGGTTTATGCGATTGAACCTAACCCAAAATTTTTAAAAGCAATCGTAAATAATACATGGCAGTATGTAATAGACGAGCCTGAACAAAAAGTTGTACCTATCCCATACGCAATTGGTTCAGAAATGGGTCATACTGATAACGTATTTTATACCGATGAGTTTGAAGTAAAATCATTTGCATATTTCCTTGACAGATTCAATATTGATAAAATCGACTATCTTAAAATTGATTGCGAAGGCGGAGAATATGATGTCTTATCAAAGGAAAATCTCGACTTCTGTATTAATAATGTAAAACACATTGCGGTTGAGTGTCACCTTCGAGCATCAACTGATGGTCCTCAAAAATTCATTAAATTTAGAGAACAATTTCTTCGACCCCTTATTGATACATTGCAATTTGATATGAATTTCATGGAAGATACAATGAAAACTCGGATATGGAATGATGCTGATATTCATGCCATGCGGGGCGAGTTTATGATTTACCTAACAAAAAAGTAGTTGACAAGTTCTGAAAACTTTGTTAGTATGGTATAAGATAACTAAGGAATGATTCTATATGTCTGAACAATTTAAAATTTTAACTGCTCGCCAACACGTCCGTGAACGTATCGGAATGTATATGGGTTCAAGTGCAAAAGAACAGGTTGAGCGGTTTGTTCTCGGTGAGTGGAAAAATGCCACATACGTACCTGCATTGTCAAAAATGATTGATGAGATACTCGACAACTCACTTGATGAAGCAATTCGTACAAATTTCAAATTCGCAAACCGTATTAATGTATCTGTGACCGATGATAAAGTAATCGTTACGGACAACGGTCGTGGTATTCCACAAGAACTGGTGTACGATGAAACATCCGATACAAAAATTGCTCGAGCAACTGCGGCATGGACAAGAGTTAATGCTGGTACATCGTTTGATGATGAACGCGTAACAATCGGTACAAACGGTGTCGGTTCAGCGGCAACCAATTTCCTATCAAAGAAATTTGTCGGTAAGACTTGGTCAAATAACAATATGCTTATTGTTGAATGTAAGAACGGTGCCGAGACTATTAATGAAAAGAATGGTCAACGTGAAGGCAATGGTACTGAGGTATCATTTATACCTGACTTTGACTTGTTTGAAGTTAATAACCTTTCTGAACTTGATACAATTGTATTACTTGAAGATCGGTTGATTTCATTGCAAATGGCATTTCCTGAGATCTCGTTTTCGTTTAATAAGAAACGTATTAAGGTCAACAACCTCAAAAAATATGCCGATATGTTTGTAAAAGATGGCAGTGATGTTATCATTGAGAAATCATACAACTTATCCTTTTTCTTTGCGGGTTCAGTTGATGGGTTCCGTTCAAACTCATTTGTTAATGGTGTGAATACTCGTCAAGGTGGTACTTATGTTGATTGGATAATGCATAACGTAATTACTCAATTGGCTGTTATGATTAAACGGAAACACCGTATTGAAGTCGGTAATATGACAATTAAAAATGGTTTGACCATGGTTATGTTTGCTCGAAACTTCACCAATCCAAAGTTTGATTCTCAAACAAAGGAACGGTTAACAAACCCAATGGGTAATGTCAAAGAACACTACACAGAAGCAAACGTAAAAGATGCTTTATTCTTTGCTCGTAAGATCATGGCAACACCGTCAATTATTGAACCAATTATCGAAGCACAGCTTGCAAAGAAACAGGCTGCTGATAAACGTGCCGCTACAATTGCTCAAAAGAATTTGAGAAAAGTCAAAGTTGCAAAGCACATCTCTGCTAACAAACCAAACTCAACACTGAAAATTGTTGAAGGTGACTCGGCAATGGGTTTCTTACTCAAAGTACGTGATCCTGATACGGTTGGTGCATATCCATTGCGTGGTGTTATTATGAACACGTGGGATATGAAACCTGCGGATGTGCTAAAGAACAAAGAATTGTCAGAATTGGTTGCGGTTCTAAACCTCGACATTAACAATCCAAATTCTATTGATAATATGTCATATGAATCAATTGCAACATTAACCGATGCTGACCACGATGGTATTGGCCACATCAGTCCGTTGCTGATTGCATTCTTTTACAAATTTTGGCCGCGGTTGTTATCTGAGAAACGTGTTAAAATCACACGTACTCCAATTATGATTTCAACTAAAGGCAAAGACATTAAATGGTTCTACACATATGAAGATGCTTCAAAGTTCAAACAAGAACAAACAAATTGGAAGCACCGTTATATCAAAGGCCTAGGCAGCTTGACCGAAGATGAATATGATACCATTATTAATAAACCGGTTTATGATACGGTTACGGTTGATGATGCATCAGTATTCCAAATGATGTTCGGTAAAGACTCAACCTTGCGTAAGGAGTATATGTTCGCATGATTTTATGGTATGACATATTGTTAGCTATTTTGTTTGCATGGATAATGCTCAACCTATTCTTTGCACCATTCATTGGACCCATCATGGCATACTTTGCTTATGAAGGTTGGATGGTGTACTGTAATTATCGGTTGACAAACCAGGTTTAATGTTGTAGAATGGATAGAATCATAAAGGAATTACTATGAGCGTTTTAGATTTTGTTGAAGATCAACACCAATACCCAATTAGCGCCGTTGCTAAAAACGAATGGTTATCATTTGCAATGTATACGGTTGAGTCGAGAGCAATCCCAAATATGATTGATGGGTTGAAACCAGTACAACGGTTTTATTTGTACTCCTCATTGCTAAACTCTAAATCAGATTTCAAAAAGGTATCTGCTGTTGCTGGTATCATTTCTGATTACGGCTACAATCACGGTGAAACATCAGCGGCAGGTGCCGGTCAATTGATGGCAGCAACATGGAATAACAATATTTGTTTAGTTGAAGGCCGTGGGTCATTTGGTACTCGACTTGTTCAAGAACCTGGTGCGGCACGTTATGTATATACTCGTGTCCATGAAAATTTCAAAACATATATCAAAGATTTGGAATTGTCACCTGAACATAATGATCCTGAGCATGAGCCGCCAGCATTCTACCTGCCAGTTATTCCTTTGGTATTGGCAAATGGAACTAAAGGAATTGCAACTGGTTTCGCAACAAACATTCTTCCGCGATCAAAAAACGATCTCTCTCGTGCTTGCGATGAATACTTGTCGAGTGGTAACATATCGAGAAGACTTCCAGTGTCCTTTCCTGATTTCAATGGTACAGTTACATATGATTCTATCGAAGATAAGTATTCTGTTAATGGTGTTTTCAGTAAACCAACCAAAACAACAATGACAATCACTGAAGTACCATACGGTTTTGACCGTGAAGGTTACGTTAAGGTTCTCGATAAACTTGAGGAAGATGGTGACATTGTATCATATGAAGATTTATGTGATAAAACTGGTTTTCGTTTTGATGTTAAATTAAAACAAAAAGGTAGTTCAGATTGGGATAACGATAAAATATATCGTAAGTTCAAATTATCAAAGCCACTCACCGAAAATATTACTGTTATTGATTTTAATGGTAAACTCCGTGAGTACAAAAATGAACTTGATCTCATTAAAGATTTTTGTGATTACCGTTTGGGTATTCTCAATGCTCGTATTGAATTGCGTAAACAAGAAGCAATCGAATTAGCACGTTGGTTACGTGTTAAAATGGAATTCATCCAAGCAGTACTTGATGATAAAATTGTATTCAAGAACCGCAAGAAAAAAGATGTCGCCGAGCAAATCCTTAATGTCACCTCAGCATTACCAGAAGATGCTGATAAGTTACTCGCAATTAACATTATGAGCCTAACTGATGAAATGGTACAAAAGCTTGCCAAGGAAATCAAAGAAGCTGAAACTGATTTGCGGTATTGGAACAATACAACTGCAAAGAAACAATTTGAGCTTGATCTTAAAGAGGTGGCATAATGTTTTATGTCTCATATGATAAACCAGCAAAAATACCTGATGCCATGATGGACCGTGCTGTTGCGTTTGCATCAGAGTTCCTTGAAATCGAAGGTGAAATGGAAGTGTTATTTAATGGTGAGTTCGATAATGATTGTTTTGGTTATGTTGAATACGACCCTGAGGATCTTGAGCTGTGTGTTTATATTGATGGAAAAAACCAGCAAGACCAGATCCTCACTACTTTCTTCCATGAAATGGTACACGTTAAACAATACCTAAAAGGTGAGCTTGTTTCAGGTATCGGTAAGAAACCGTCACGTTGGTATGGTAAAACATTTGATGGTGATTATTATAATTCACCATGGGAACAAGAAGCCTTCGAATTAGAAAAGATTATGTTTGATTGCTTTAAATCCTATTGACATTCAAAATAGAATCAGTTATAATAACATAATAACAAAGGAGAAACAGCATGCCCAATTGGTGTATGAATGATATTGAAATAAGCGGACCGACTGATTTAATCACTGAGATTTTTGAAAAGGCTCAAGATCAAGGTGGTTTACTTCAACAACTCGTACCTCTTAAGGAAGATGAATCAATCGGAATCGGTGACCAGCTTGAAGCATGGGGTACTAAATGGGATGTTGATCCTGAGAACCTAGAACTTGATGTTGTAAACGCTAATACACTTCGTATTGTTGGTACTGTCGATTCTGCATGGGGTCCACCAATCACCGCATTGGAAACATTCGCCACCCTTAACAAAGACTGTTCTGTTGATTTGAAATATTGGGAGTCAGGCATTGGGTTTGTTGGGCAATTTAATTCTGAAACAATGGAAGACGAGTATTACGAATATAATTTGGAAGACCGTTCGTCAATTGATGAAATTCCTGATGATTTGCTAGAACATTTTAGCATTGAAGAAGAATATAACGAATACCTTGAAGACTTTGATTACGAAGATGATGATTAAAACTAATCTTGATAATGAAGATCTGGTAAAAAAGTTTGTTGCATTTTGTTGTAACAATCTAAACGTGTTCCCAGAGCAAATCGTCCTCGAAGCTGAGGATGAGCTCGAAGGCAATGGTATATGTGTTGATATAGAAAAAGGTTATTATCTGATTTTGGTAAAAACCATTAATCGTAATATCACGGAAATATTTTCAACCATTGCTCACGAGCTTGTTCACGTTAAACAATATGAGTTTGATGATCTTAATGCTGCATTACAAACTGACACAGAATACGAAACTTGTTGGTGGGAAACTGAGGCACGTGAAAAATCTAAAGAATTAATTACAGAATTTGTTAAAATAATTGAAATTAACCATTGACAAATGCTTTAGAATCAGTTATTATGGAATAATCAAATAAAGGAAACTATCTATGAACATTACATTCTTTGAACAAACTGCCGCACAAAAAATCGTTTCATCCTTTGGCCGTAAAATGATGTGGGCATCTGAATCAGGTGAATTTATGAACATTCCGTTACCTATCCTGAATTCCTTTTCGGATGTAGGTGAGCATCTTGCTGAAACTGCATCTATGAAAGGTCTTAGTGAAGCACAACTAATGACCGTTCGTTATGCTAAAAGATTGATTGGATAATAAAATGAAAAATTTAGTATTTCTAACCGCGCTGACTGTTGCAACACCAGTCTTTGCAAACGAAACTCCGACTAACGTGAGAGTGTTTGACCATACAAAGCAAGCACGTTCCGTTCAGATTGTTGAAAAGCTCGTTTGTAATGATGTGAAAGTACCGATTTACGAGACGGTACAATCCCAAGGTGATGCCGCAGGTGGTGCTCTTGCAGGTATGATTATCGGAGGTATCCTAGGTAAAGGAGTATCAGGTAACGATGATGGTGCAGCAGTCGGCGCGGTAATTGGAGGATTGGTTGGTGCAGATCAAGGATCACGACCAAAAACACAACAACGTATTGTTGGTTATGAATGGACTGAACAATGTGATGTTGTTGAATATCGAGATACCGTAAACGCCGACGTGTATTCGCACTCGACGATTAGATTTTTTATTGACGGTAAACGATACGTTCTTAATTTTCAAAGATAGGTCTCTTAGCTCAGCTGGATTAGAGCAAGTGCCTTCTAAGCACTAGGTCGTAGGTTCGAGTCCTACAGAGATCACCAAATAAAGGAATAACAATGTGGGTTTTAGTGTTCGTATATATGTACGATGAAATACCTTACGTAGAACTTGTCAGCAAACATACTAATATGTATGAGTGCTTTTATGCACGTGAAGATCTAAGTTCTGACGTTGGTAAAGGCGATGGTTATTTTGAAGCAGGTCAACAAGCAATTTGCATTTATAAAGGTGAAAAAGATGGCATTTAAAGCTAATGATATTGTAACAGTAATTACACAAAACGGTGAATACGTAGGTAAACTAATATCACAAGATGGCTCAACAGTTGAGCTAAAAAATCCTAGGTTCCTCACAATGAGTGAACAAGGTATGGGTTTTTCAAATGGAATTGCTATGACAGGTGAACAAGATCCTAAGGAATGTGTATTATATAACATTTCATTAGTAGTTAAAACAAATGAAGAGGTTGCTAACGCATACCGACAAATGACGAGTGGTTTGGTTACACCACAATCAAGCTTAATTGTATAGGAGAATATTATGATTCATCAAGAATACACAATAGAAGCACTACGCTCACACGCAAGAGGTCATATTGATAAGCATAAGTATAATGTTGAAGTTTATCTTAATAACCCAGCAGGTGTAGGTGAACACCCCGACGTATTTGAAGCAATGGAAACAGAAATCCTTGAAATTGCAAAATACCAGGATGTACTTGATATGTTGGATAAGTACTTTACATAAATATTAGTATGGTTATGAAGTTATTAGTGACAGGTGCGTCCGGTTATATCGGATCACATTTTTGTCGGTTGGCAAAAGAACATGGATATGAAGTCCATGGGTTTGATAACAATTTCCATGGCGAAAGCAATGATGTTTCTAAATACTGTGACAAGTTTTGGGTACAGGATATTATGGATCATTGGCTTATGGGTTGGGGTGATGCAGTAGTTCACCTTGCAGGCCGTAGTATTGTTCCACAATCATTAAAAGAACCATCAGCATATTATCGTATCAATACAATGGGTACGCTCAATGCGGTTCAAAAATTACGTACTGATAATTTCATATTCGCATCTACATCATCGGCTTTTGAAATGGCATCACCATATGCTCGCTCAAAAGTTGGTGCTGAAGATATTATAAAGGAGAAAGCTGATGGGTACACTATTTTTCGTTTCTTTAATGTTAGTGGGAGTGATGGTATTAATCGTCAGCTTGGGGATAGTTCTCACCTCATTAGAATTGGAGCGGAAGTTGCTGCAGGCATACGGCAACACGTAGAAGTATATGGAGATGATTATGAAACACGGGATGGGACTTGTGTACGTGATTACATTCACGTTAACGATCTCTGTAATTCTTTACTCAACGCTGCTATATCTGGACCATCCAATACTCCATACGAATGCCTCGGAAGTAATCAAGGATGGACTGTCCACGAAGTCTTAGATACTATGGAAAAAATTACCGGTAAATCAATGAATAGAAAAATTGTCGGCCGTCGTGCCGGTGATGCTGTTAAATCTATAGTTGATAATCCATCAAAATTATGTAACCTGACAAAATCGCTTGGTGATATGTGCCACGATCAGTATAAGTTAGAAATGGGAAAGCATGGCAAATCAATTTAGATATGAGGAAAAGTTTCCGACAACTCAAGAAGGTGAATTTCAAAATCACTTTATTTTTCCAACAACAATTACAGAAGTTAGAAAACCTGTAACTCAAAAAGAAAAAGATATGTGGTTTGACGCTTATCTTAGACATTCAAAGGAAAGTGGTGTATCTCATGACTTTATCGGTTATGAGAAAGTACACAATGATCCTGCATTAGCGGAATGGTTTGATGTAGTATTACCAAACTGTTTAAACCTGTACCTTGAGACAATCGGTGTGAACCGAATGAAGATTGATTTGTTTATAACAAAAGCATTCTTTAATATAACCGATAAAGCATCCATAAATATCCATAACCATGCTGAGAATCATATCTCATGGGTGTATTATCCACACGTAAATATTCAAAGGCACCGTGATATTAGATTCTATGATCCACGTGATGCTCATCCTAATGAGCCCTATTCAAAATTCTTTGGCGAACACGTGGGTGGGAATTGGACTTATGCAAATGCAAGAACATGGCAATTCCCAGTAAAGGACGGTGTTCTACTAGTATTTCCATCAAACCTTAACCATGATATTGTTGCACAGGAAGGTGACGATGGACCTGGCCTCCAAAGTTTCAAAACAAAAACTGATTTAAAACTAAGTAGGTTTTGTGTGGCAGGAGATGTTATGATTGTAAGAAAACCAAATGTCGCCGAATATAGTAGAACACTGCCTTCATTTGAACATTGGCGGAAAGCTTAACTTATTCAGATTTCCAAATTGTCCAAGCGCCCCAGGCAATTGCAATGCCTGCAGCAATTTTTGCTAATGGTGCCATGAAGAGAACCAACATACCGAGTGCTACCAAAGCACAGCCGTCCCAAGTTGTTCTTTCCTTAAGTCTGTTTTTAATCCAATTCATTTCTTTTTTCCTCCTAGGATTTTAACACCAGCTTTTGCTTCAACGGCATTTAGCCGGCGCTCCATATCATCAATCTTTTGAGTGATTTTTGGATACTTCTTTCGCCATGCGTCTTCAGGTTGTTCAAGCCAGGTTAAACCCCAGCGCTCAACTAAGTAATCAATCATCAAATCAAATTTAGCATAGCCCCATAGTCCAATGCGTGTTGTACTCAAATATGCAAGTACAACTGCGCCAATTATGGATCCGCCAATTGCGGTGTAGATCCATAACGTGTCTTCTAGCATTCTATCTATCATTATTTTGCTCCGTGTATTTGCAGTAATGGTTCATACCGTGGTCATATGCACCATCAAAAGGCATACCTTTTTTCAATGCTCTCCAACGGCCGCGCCACTTGTCTTTAATTCTTTGCCACTTCGACATTTTTCTAATATTACCGTAGTAATTAATATAACGTGGTGGGCAATGATGTCTATAGCCAATAAGTGCAAACGGTACAGTTGTTACCAAATCATTATTGTTGACATGGCGATAGTGAGTAACATTTTTAAAACTCTTGACGAATTTACGAGTACCAACTCTCGGTGATCCATATGTATATAATGCCACAGGATTCCAAGGACCATCAGCCAAACGAGATGTTGCAATTGTTGCCATTGCACCACCTAATGAATGTCCGCATATGAATAGGTCTTTAGGTTTTGCCTTTGCCAATGCTGCTTCAATTGCAACCCATACTTTATCAACTTCTGTTTGAAAACCGTTATGGACAAGACCTGATCCGTTGTTTGCTTTGTCGGGCATAGCATTTAGATCTGCTTTAATATCAGAAAATTCACCAGGCTCTGTACCACGGAAACATAAAACAATTTCGTTCTTATTCTGAATAAGGTGTACCTGAGCACCATCCTTTTCAATAAATTTATGTTGTGTATAACCTAACTTTTTATATTCAGCTTTTGCTTCTTTACCGTCCATATATGCTATTTGAGCACACTGAGCCATAGTTGCGCATTTTTCTATCATTTGTTAATCCCCTTTAGTTTATCTTTTAACGAAGATGTAGTGGTTTTTGTTTGTACTCGGGATTTGGCGTCGTCCCATCGTAAGTCACCACTGGACAATACTTTGGGCTCGGACATATCTTGCTCGGCCTCATGGGAAGGCGGATAATCAATCTTGTAGCGATCTCTTGCTTGTTGAAGTCGTCTTGATGTTTCATTCTGTCTTTGAGCCCAGTATCTTTCAATCATATTCTCCGTGAACCGTTTGTCTATTTGTTCATCAATATAATTTTTAAAGAACATTTCAAATAAAGTTCTAATCATTTTGTGGTCGCAATAAATACGCCGTTCCAATCTTCTGGAAGGTCTTGTGTTTTCATATATTCACATCTTTCTTTCCACATATCATAATATCCGTCCATTTTATTATCAAAGTGGCCATGTAATATATCACATAGTTCAATAGCTTTATCAAAATCTTGTGCTTGATACGCAGCAAACATTTCTTGGTGTTTTTTCTGTGCTGCATACCATGGTTGTTTTACATCATCAAGTGCTGTCCAAATTCCAATTCCTACCGATTTACCTTTGACTGCCAAGTCGTCGATCTTGAGGTAAAAGAATTCATCAGCTGTGTGGCGTTGCGTTTCTTCTCCAATGAGGAGTACCATTCCATATTCTTTACATTTAGACTCAATTCTTGCTGCTGTTGATACAGCATCCCCAAGTATGTCGTAGCTGTGCCGCTTACTACTACCCATCTCCCCAATGTAACCCAGGCCAGAATTAATACCAGCACCCATGCCCACTGGCGGCCGGTTACTTCTTTGAAGTGCCACATTAAATTTCTCCACTGCTTTCAGCATTTTGAAAGCCACTTGCACCGCGGTTCGTGGGTGGTCAGGATCATCTATCGGTGCGTTGTGAATATGCATTGAAGCATCGCCGATATACTTAATAATCATGCCATTGGCATCTAATACTGGTTCGGTTATTGCATCCATATAACCATTCATAATCTCCGTTAAGCCTTTAACATCATCGCCAAAGCTTTCTCCTAAAGGAGTAAAACCGCGAAGGTCACTGAATACTATTGATACGTCTTTCTTTTGCCCATCCTTAACTAACGACGGATTTTCTTGTAATAACTTAACAACCGTTGGTGAAGCGTAACCCGCGAATTGTTTTTTGATTGCTTGTTTCTGTAAAAACTCGTCTACGAATTTTACAATATATCGTAAACTACCAACAAGGAACAGCATAACAGAAATAGTGATGCCGTCAATAAGTAAATTTGAACTTTGGAATACATAGATAGACCCTCCTATAAAGCCGCCAATCGTTAATACGAATGCGCCGATGCCTATAAAAGTCCAATAGGATAAACCAATTATTAATAGCCCTGCTACAATTAGAGCAGCCAGTTCACCCCATGCTTTTGCATCGGCGTGACGTGTGATGTTTGACTCATTAAATACAGTACCAAGCATTGCTGCTTGTATTTCTTGTGGATATACTCCACCAACCGCAGTTGAAATCGGTTGAATAGTACCTGCAGCTGTTGGTCCAACAAATACTACAGCACCTCCTAAATCATCTGGCAAATTCATTATTGATTCTGATTGATAACCTTGAGACCAATCTATCCATACCTCGCCAACCTCATTTGTTGGTATCATTCCAAATTGTGGTATTCTTAATTTATCAACCCCGAGCGGCGACAACTTGATTTGGAAGGATGGGTCTCCGGCAAGGACTCGCAATACCTCAAGGGTGACATTAGGGAAGAGGTTCCCCCCGGACTCGAATACCAACGGTGCTCTGCGGGTAACCCCGTCGATCTCTGGGAATGTGTTGATGATTCCTGACCCCACTGCATTAGTTTCAAGCTCATTGATGTTAGCGATAATCCCAGGTACACTTGGAATGAGAGAAATATAATCGCTATTAATAATAGAGGCTCCTGGATTAATCGCTTCATTTTTGTTCTCCTCAGCTCCAAGCATGGTTAAAATTATTGGTACTTGCTGCATAGTTATAGCAAGGTCTTCATCTCCGCCGGATCTATCAGGTTCAGACATAAGAATATTTAAAACAACAAGACCTGCACCTCTATTGTACAGATCTATAATAAATTCTGAGTATACTTGTCTAGGAAATGGCCATTGTCCATATTCGGTTATTGCATCTTCATCAATGTTTACTGAATAAATGTTATTTGGGACAACCTCTTGATTTACAATAAGCTGGTCAAAATACCGTAATCTTAAACTTTCAATGAATGAAGGATTAATAGTATGCAGCCAAGCAAGTAACCCTAACAATAATATGCTCCATATAGGAGATAATAAAATATTTTTCATTCTTTATCTTTCTTGCAGTCGCAGCTTGTGCAAACATCATTGACGCATTCTTTACAGTCTGATGCATAACAGTGGCAGCGGTGACCACACTTTTTACAAAATCTCTCTTGACCTATCATTCTTATACTCCTTATAAATATTATTTTATTAATGGATTATATCATGGCAAATCTAATTGAAACTATTTATATAGGTTGTGAAAATAATAAAAGCATTTCACTGCCAACATCATCCCACATAGTACGTTTTTGTGCTGATACAGCCCATGCTCACTGCACTATTATGTGTTTATTAAGTGATGTTTTCTTTAAAGCACAATTAATGTCAGATGAAGACTATGCACAAGGCCCATATCGTGTTTCTATTATGTGGCCTGAACAATTTATCAATCCATTTAAACGTAAACCTAGTAATGCCGAAACCTCATATGATGTTATGAAATGGTTTCTTAATAATATGCTACCTCCTAAGAATGGTATGATTGTAAGCATATATCGGTACGAACAAAAGCAGACAGTTGCAACACCTTGGACGGTAAATCAATTATGGCCGTTTAAAAAACAATGGAATAAGAAAGGTAAATTCGTTTCAATTCATAAATCTGAACCGTTAATGTCAAAGCGACGGATCGGCGGATTAATGGAAAAAGAAAAAACAATATTACCGAACATAACTAAAATTGCTCACGAGTTTGGGTATGGTGTAAAATTTATTCATTACTCCTTGACAATGGAAGAAATCTATGATATATTGTTATCAACCACACACCATTTTAGTTATGACGGCGGTACTTATTACACCGCAGGAATGACGGGAACACCGACAACCAAATATACTCACTATTATGATAACTTACCCGACACGTGGGGATTTATGGGTATCAGCCCAAACAAAATATTACAATTCAGAAATGAAGCTGTATCCGCACCTATCGAGTATTCAACTATATCATATTTGAAACCCGAGGAAATAAGGAATATATTAAATGATTGATTGTATTATACCAGCAAGAACAGGATCAACTCGTTTCCCAAGCAAAATATTTGCCGAAGTAAACGGTAAATCTGTTCTTAATCATTGTATTGATAACGCGAACGCTTGCGCAGATATTAATAAAGTATATGTAGCTGCTGACGAATACGACAGCATATGGGCGCCTAATCTTATTAAAACAAAAAAGATTCACAACACTTGTACTTCACGAGTTGCTGAGGCGGTTATTCAAACTGATGCTGATTATATTGTGAATTTACAAAGTGATGAACCGTGTGTTACACCTGAAATGATATCTGGAATCATTCGTAAAATGTTTGAAACAAATGCTGAAATGGTTCAGTGTTGTTATCCATTAACCGATGAAGAAAGAAGTAATGTAAACGTAGTTAAGGC